GCAAAATTTATGCCACAGTATCGTGGAAGGAATTGGAACGGAGAGATTCACCTTTACGATATGAGGTCTAAGCAGATTTATGTTGGTCTGTTAGATAAGATTGTATCTTTCTGTGAGAACTACGGATATAGTTATAAGTTTGAAGATAATAAATTTTATGGTACTCCATATGAGGAGAACGATCATATTTCCTTAGAAGGTGTTAAGGACTATATGAATTCTATTTGCTCACACACTCCTAGGAAATATCAAATTGAGGGAGTATACGGCGCTCTAAAGCACAATAGAAAGCTATTGATAAGCCCCACTGCTTCTGGCAAATCTTTGATGATTTATTCTCTCGTAAGATACTACGTTGACCGAGGAGAAAAAATTCTTTTAGTTGTTCCCACGACATCTCTTGTAGAGCAGATGTACAAGGATTTTCTTGATTATGGTTGGGATGCTGATTCATATTGCCACCGTATCTATTCGGGTAAAGAAAAAAGTAATGAAGCACCAGTAACAATCACGACCTGGCAATCTGTTTATAAACTTGATAGAACTTTTTTTGAAGACTATGGTGTCATTATAGGAGATGAAGCACATTTGTTCAAGTCTAAGTCTCTCATACAGATTATGACCAAGTTACACCATGCTAAGTATAGATTTGGATTCACTGGTACTTTAGACGGCACACAGACGCATAAGTGGGTGTTAGAGGGACTGTTTGGACCATCTTATAATGTGACAAGAACTGATGAGTTGATGAGACAGGGACATCTTTCACAACTTGATATTCAGTGTCTTGTTCTTAAGCACCCTCCACAAACATTTGATGTTTATGAGGATGAGATACAGTATTTAATAGGTCACGAACAACGTAATAATTTTATTAAGAATCTAACGTTAGACCTCAAAGGAAATAGTCTTGTTCTTTTCCAGAGAGTGGAAAGCCATGGAGCAGTTCTTTATGAAAAGATAAATAATAGCAAAGGTGATAACCGCAGAGTATTTTTTATACACGGCGGTGTTAATACAGAAGAAAGGGAATTAGTAAGAGAAATAACAGAGCGAGAAGACAACGCTATCATCGTCGCCTCTTATGGAACTTTTAGTACAGGTATTAATATTAAAAAACTCCATAATGTTATCTTTGCCTCTCCAAGTAAATCAAGAGTCCGCAATCTTCAAAGTATTGGACGAGTTCTTAGAAAAGGAAAAGACAAAGTAAAAGCGACACTATATGATATCTCAGACGATTGCTCTACAAAAAATAGAAGAAATTACACACTCAATCATTTCATAGAAAGAATTAAAATCTATAATGAAGAAAACTTTAATTATGACATAATCACTATTCAACTAAAGGTATGATGGAAGAAGATTTTTATGCAACTGTAAAATTTAAATCGGGTGAAGAAGTATTTGCCAAAGTAGCTGCCTCTGAAGAGGAAGGTAGAACGATGTTAATTGTTTCTAATCCAATTATAGTCAAAGAGTTAAAAGGTAGATCTGGTGTAGTTGGATATAAAGTAGAACCTTGGTTAAAGACAACCACTGATGATATGTTTATTGTTAATCTATCTGATGTACTTACTTTATCGGAATCATCTGATATTGAAATGATTATGATGTATCAAGATTACTTGAGAACTTCTGATAAACAAAATCAAAATCAAGCAAGTTTAAGTCGTAGTATGGGATACTTAGGTACAGTTAATGATACAAAAGAACTTTTAGAAAAAATCTTCAAGAAAAGCTCAGAAGAGCTATAGCTATCCTATCAACCCTAACAGAGTTATTCTACTGTACTTTTGAGACTTGTCAAGTAACGCTGAAGATGATATAATCTATACATATTATGAGATAAACTTATGATAAGACCTATGGCTAAAAGAAAGAGGTCAGAACATTATGTGAATAACAAAGAGTTTCTGGCAGCACTTATCAAGTACCGTGAAGACAAAGAGATTGCTTTAATCAAGGAACTTCCTAAACCTCCCATCCCTCGCTACATTGGGGAGTGTTTCTTGAAGATTGCAAATCATCTATCATTCAAACCAAACTTCGTCAACTACATGTTCAAAGAGGACATGATCTCTGACGGAATTGAGAACTGTGTTCAGTACATACATAACTTTAACCCAGAGAAATCCCAGAATCCCTTTGCGTATTTCACTCAGATTATTCATTACGCTTTTCTGCGTCGTATTCAGCGAGAGAAAAGACAGTTAGAAATCAAGAACAAGATTATTGAACGGTCTGGTTACAGTGAGGTGTTTGACGACAACAACACTCTTGACGGATCCAACTACAGCGACTATAATAGTATCAAAGATGCAGTGCATTCCAAACTTCGTAATTGATGAAAGTTGCAATCATTACCGATCAACACTTTGGTGCTCGTAAAAACTCTAAGTTATTTCACGACTATTTCCTGAAGTTCTATAATGACGTGTTCTTCCCTTATCTGGAAGAGCACGGAATTACTACAATTATAGATATGGGAGATACTTTTGATAGTCGTAAGGGTATTGATTTCTCTGCACTAGCATGGGCAAAGAATAATTATTATGATCGCCTCAAAGACATGGGGATTCATGTTCATACAATTGTTGGTAATCATACTGCATATTATAAGAATACAAATAATGTAAATGCTGTAGACCTTCTTCTTCGTGAATATGATAACGTAACTGTTTATTCTGAGGCAAAGGAAGTTGTAATTGATAAATTAAAATTATTGTTCATCCCCTGGATCAATAAAGAAAATGAGGAAAGCACTTTTAAATTTATTAAAAATACAAATTGCAAGTGCGCGATGGGGCACCTTGAACTCAATGGATTTAGAGCTCATAGAGGATGCGTCATGGACCATGGTCATGCAGGCGAATTATATTCAGAGTTCACTAAGGTCTTCTCCGGTCACTATCACACTAGATCGGATGATGGACGAATCTATTACTTGGGCAATCCCTATGAGATGTTCTGGAACGATGTTGAAGACCAAAGAGGATTTGCCATCTTCGATACAGAAACTCTTGAACATTTTCATGTAGATAATCCATACAGGATTTTTTATAATGTTTATTATAATGACACTCCTCATCAGTTATTTGATGCAAGTGAATACGAAAATAAAATCATTAAAGTGATTGTTCGTCAGAAAACAAGTATCAAAAATTTTGAAAAATTTATTGATAAACTTTATGATGTGGGAGTCGCTGACCTCAAAATTGTAGAAAATTTTGTTCTTCAAGACCCTGAAGAATTTGAAGTTTTTGAATCGGAAGACACTATTTCAATTCTTGATAGGTATATTCAGGAGGCAGAAATTAATCTTGATAAGTCAAAGTTACAAAATATTATGCGAGCAACTTATCAAGAAGCATGTGAATTAATTTAGAATGTATATCCTAACAGTCTATGGTAAAGAAACTGATGGTGCTTATTCAGTAGCTGATCCAAAAAATGATGGCGAACAAATCCTATATCTCTTTGAAGCAGAAGATGATGCTATGAGATTTGCCATGATGTTAGAAGATGATGGTAGTCCTACAATGCATGTACTTGAAGTTGAAGATGACATAATGTTAAAAACATGCGAACTTCATGATTACAGTTATACTGTAATAACTCCTAATGATATCGTAATTCCTCCTAAAACAAATCATGATTTTATTTGAAAAAGTACGTTGGAAGAATTTTCTCTCAACAGGTAATCAGTTTACTGAAATAGATTTTCTTAAAAATTCTACTAACCTAATTATTGGTACAAATGGAGCAGGTAAGAGTACTGTACTAGATGCTCTTACCTTTTCTTTGTTTGGCAAATCTTTTCGTAAAATTAATAAACCTCAACTCGTCAACTCTGTAAATGAAAAGGATTGTATTGTTGAGGTTGAATTTAGCATCAATGGAACTCAATGGAAAATTGAACGTGGAATTAAACCTGCCATATTTAAAATTTGGAGGGATGACAGTGCTTTAGACCAATCAGCAGCTGCTGCAGATCAACAAAAATGGTTGGAACAAAATGTTCTCAAGATGAACTACAAGTCTTTTACTCAAATTGTAATTTTGGGTAGTAGCACGTTTGTTCCTTTTATGCAACTAACTTCTACTAATAGGAGAGAAGTTATTGAGGACTTATTAGATATTCGTATTTTTTCCAGTATGAATAGTGTTCTTAAAGACAAGATTAGACTTGTAAAAGATCAAACTAAAGTTTTAGAACTTAAGAAAGAATCACTTAACGATAAAGTTACCATGCAAGAAAACTTTATTTATGAACTTGAGAGTCGTGGAAAAGAAAATATTAAAGATAAGGAAGATCGTATAGGTAATCTTCTTAATGAAGAGAATGAACACATGGGGTCTAATGAGGAGTTAGAGAAATCTCTTACAGATGTCAATGGAAAACTTGAAAAATTTTCTGGTGCAACCAGCAAACTTCGTAAATTAGGAGACCTGAAAGGTAAAATTTCTAATAAGGTATCAACAATTACAAAGGAACATAAGTTCTTTACAGAGAATACGGTTTGTCCTACATGTACACAATCCATCGAAGAGGACTTTAGAATAAATAAAATTGATGACGCTCAAACTAAAGCAAAAGAGTTGCAATCTGGTTATAAAGAACTAGAGCAGGCAATTAAAGAAGAAGAAAATAGAGAGCGTCAATTTACAGTTCTATCTAAGGAGATTACTTCACTCACGCATGGCATTTCTCAAAACAATACTAAGATCGCTGGATGTCAAAAGCAAATCAGAGATCTGGAATCGGAAATTCAAAGAATTACCGACAACCTTGCAAACAGAAATACTGAGCATGAAAAGTTAGCAACCTTCAAAGATAATCTAAAAACTACATACGACGAACTAGCTCAACGTAAAGAAACGATTAACTATTACGACTTTTCGTATAGTTTACTCAAAGACGGTGGAGTCAAATCTAAAATCATCAAGAAGTATTTGCCGCTGATAAATCAGCAAGTCAATAAGTATCTACAACTTATGGACTTTTATATTAACTTCTCACTTGATGAAGAGTTTAATGAAACCGTCCAGTCTCCAATTCATGAAGACTTTTCTTATGCTTCTTTCAGCGAGGGAGAGAAGATGAGAATTGACCTGGCACTCTTGTTTACCTGGAGAGAGGTAGCAAGGATGAAGAACTCTGTTAATACGAATCTATTAATTATGGATGAAGTATTTGACAGCTCGCTTGATGGATTTGGTACAGAAGAATTTCTAAAGATTATTAGATTTGTGATTAAGGATGCAAATATTTTTGTTATCTCCCATAAAGAATCATTGCATGATAAGTTTGCTGATGTGATTAGATTTGATAAGATAAAAGGGTTTAGTAGAATAGTCAGTTAAGAACTGTTGCGTGACACCACGAAAACGTTAAGTATAACAAGAACTTCATTAAGTTAGCATACGCTGACTAAATAATTGAAGAATTGGAGAAATGGATGTAGTAAACTCCCTTTATTATTCTTTCATGAGGAGGGCATCATGCACAATCTAGTATCATTTAATCAATTAGCAGACTGGACTAGGAGTCTTAAAAGACTTAGTAAAACTCTAGACACTACAATGGAGGAGAGCGATCAAATCAACGATTACTACGAATGTTTAATCGATTGTAGCGATAACCAGGCAACATGTAAACGAATTTGCAGACCAATTTTAACAACCTGACCGAGACCAACCAATTGGAGAACTGTCACCTAATACCCCCGCCATACGGTGGGGGTTTGGTATTATAGGTGCATACGAGACAAAC